CAATACAATATTGGATTGCGTTAGAGAATACAAGTAAATATGAAGGTTAATTATGGACAATTTATTATGGGTAGAGGCGTATAGACCCTCTACAATTGATGAGTGTATTCTACCTGCTGAGATTAAGAATACATTCAAATCTATACTGAAACAAGGCGAGATACCTAATCTCTTATTGACAGGTACTGCCGGCACAGGTAAGACTACTGTTGCGAAAGCATTATGTAATGAACTTGATTTAGATGTCATGATGATCAATGGTTCTGACGAAGGTCGTTCTATTGACGTTGTAAGAAATCAAATCAAGGCATTTGCTTCTACAGTAAGTTTATCTGAAACAAATAAACCTAAAGTCGTTATTGTTGACGAGGCAGATTACATGAATGCCGAGAGTGTTCAACCTGCATTAAGAAACTTTATAGAAACGTTTAGTAACAATTGTAGATTTATATTTACATGTAATTACAAGAACAAGATTATACCTGCAATACATTCAAGATGTACTGTTATTAATTTTTCTATTCAGAAAAAAGA